GCTGTTGTTAAGCCAGCCATTGCTGTTGATACCATAGTATCTGCTTTGGCAGCCACTGCATTACCCATTGTGCGTCCTAAATCTGCTGGATTTACGCCACCAATGTCACGCAAAACTGAGCGTGCTGCAATTAGTTCTAAGTCCATTGTTACTGGTGTTGTACCTGGCTTAAGAACAGTTAAGTCTACGCCTGGATCTGCTTCAGTAGTAATTGACTGAGCTGCTACTGCATCTATTTTAGCTACTTTAACTGAGTCTGAACCTGCTGGAACATTTACAGTTGGAATCAATACACCTGGAAGGTATAGTGAGTTTTCTTGTGCAGCAAAGATTGTTGCTGCTTGTGTTGGCACCATTAAATCCGGTAAAGAAAATCCTGATGCGTATTGGTTAGTTGTTGCCATAATATTTTATCCTTTTATATTATAAATCTTAAACCTTGCCTTGAGCCTTCATCTTTTTATAGATTTCTCTATGCTCAGGCTTGTTTAAGTCAAGTTGTGCTAAATCCAAACTCTGTGGATCAGCGTTATTTGTATTACCCGTAGAACCTGCACCACTTGGGCCGGCACTTTTGAAATAAGTGTTACTTGATAGGAACTCTTCAACTAGATTATCAACGCTAAAAGGGTCAGCATTATCTGTGTACCTTTGTTTGCCTTCTTTGTCAGTAACTATTACAGTACCTTCAGAATCTAATTTAATGTTCTGTCTCAATAATTGAGCTACTTGATCAGGAGCAATACTTTTATTGCGTGATGCTGCATCAATTAATGCTCCATCAATCTTAATGCTTTCAAGTTCAGTTCTAAGTCTGTGGATTTCTCCTTCTGACTTTTCTTTCTGCTTCTTGAGAACACCATTAAAGTCTTCCTTCTTGATCAGTGTCTCTTCCTCAACTTGCTCTTTCAAGCTCTTGAGTGCGTTATATTCCTCTAAGTTAACATTTTCATATTTCTTGTTAACTTGGGCAACACGCTTGCCAATCAATTCATTAACCTCATCTTGAGTGAATGTCTTAGCTTCAACCTGGGATTCTGTATTTTGGCCTGTTGCTGTATCCCCAGTGTCTACAGTTTCAGTTTGTGTTTCCACACCATGATTGTTATCAATTGTCATGTCAATATTCCTTTATTAAGTTTAGGGTTGGATACTAAATGTATCATACTTTATATATCTTTATTTATCCTTTTAATCTTCATCAGATTCAATGGGTACCCAGTAGTGTCTGCAATTGTATCCGCCTCTTACTACAAACGGATCACCTGGCTCTTTGCCAGCCCAGCTACTACCACTCCACTTGTTTTGTATTTCATCTATTGTTAGTGTTTGTCCCAACAACTGTCTACAAAACGGTCTGCTTGTTTCAATTAGTCCACCACTGTACTTGAAACTTGTTATTCCCAAGCGTGTGGCTCTTGCTTTAGCAAATGCACCATCAAAACTACCTACAACGCTATCCACTGCACTCTTCATGCGTGTGATTAAACTAGCACTTGTATTAACATCACCTGGTAATAAAGCTCTAATAGCCGCTACTGTGGCCGCTATTTCTGTTGCATTAGTTCCTGGTGTTAGTTGCATCTTGCGTAGTTTCCGTTGTAATTTGCGTATACTTGGCTTATTAGTATCCATTTGTATTCCGCTAATTCTTCCTCTTACTTGATTTACTATACTGTTTATACCTAATCCGGCTACAGTTGCAAGTACAACTGTGCTAACTACATCTTCACTTTGACTGTTTAGTGTAGTACTTAGAGTATTCTGACTTTGTGTTAATAATGTATTTTCTATACTTTGATCTGCTATATCAACAGGTAAGTCACTTTGACTTATAAAGTCTTGACTTATATTGGTTAAAGGTTGTGCCACAGTCCTAACAGTCTCACTATATCTATTGAATGCTGTTATGATCTGTGGTCTTACCATCTCTACTGGTAACCCCTGAGCTACCAATTCCGCTATTTCATTTTCCAATGCCTTAACATTATCAAATACACCTGAGTCTATTTCATCAAGTGTGCGTTGTAAGACCTTATCATGTTTCTTAGTGCTGAAAGCCAACTTTATTCACCCTCATGTGTAAAACCCATTTCATCAAGTGCCAAGTGTTGCTCAAGTGTTTCTGCAACAACTGTTTTACCTGACATAGGATCTGTCATTTCATGTGGCTCAAAGTCATCTTTATTCATATCAGCTAAGATTTCACTTTGTAATTCATCATCATCAACTGTGAGTGCAACAACTTGTTTGCTTATTTCATCTTGGAACATCTTGTTGTTTACACCACTACTGCGTGCTTTCATTAAGAAGTCTAGTTCCAAATGTTCATCTCTCATATCAAATGTATCTGGATAATCAATAATGAAGTCTTCTGGCATACTTAATGCTTGCCAATCCAACCACATAATCCACATTTGGTATTCTGTTTCTTGTAGTGTATCTGCAATATCACTTAGTTTAGCATTCAATAATTGACGCTCAGTTTGTAATGCTACTCCACTCATTGGTGTTCCGTGTGTAGCTTGTATGCTTGAAGTATGTGTCATGCGTTGTATTGCTGCTACACTGTTTTCAATACTGCGTAATATAGTGTCTGTTGTGTTTAAGCTAGGTTGTAACAAGTATGGTTTCAATCCTGGATCAACACTTTCATCTAAGTTAAGTATACTACCAGCACCTGCAACTGCATCTGTACTTGTAGGCTTAACTAATGTAGGATGTGAACTTATTCTTATGTGAGATTCAATTTCACTCATACAGTTGTATATAAACTTCTGTTGGTTGGCTACATCTGCTACCAAACTAATACCTACACCTTTTGTAGGTGATCTTAGTGGAGCGTGGAATACAAAAGGAATATAACCTAAAGGATTAGGATACTCTGTATGTTCTGTAATAGCACGGTATTCACCTTGGTCATCTTTGGCTACTTTGTATTTTTCTACATAGTCTTTGTGCCAACAAGTAAATGTAACATACTGATCATTCTCTGATTCTCTTACTTTGATGTATTCAAGTTCCATCTTGCCTGCAATGTTTCTTTCATAGTACCAATCTAAAACATTTTGTGGTGTATACATAGCCGCATAAGCACGGATTGAAAGAGCAATTGCTTCAGCTTGTGTTTGTACTTTGTATGCTGGCTTATCTACCAGTATCCAAGTACTTCCGTGTACCATTGCTAAATCATTGGCAGTCTTTAAGAAACTGTCCATGCTTTGTCCTTCTTGGTCTGTGTCATACAACCACGCATTAACTAATGGGTTGTTGATTAACAGTCCTAATTCTCTTTTTGGAAGTGTTCTAAATAAGAAACTTCTGTAAATATCTACAGTGGTTTGCACATGGTTATCTAATGGTGTTGAGTTTAATCTCTTTCCATACTGGTCTCCTGGTGCTTGGTTTTCACCAATGTACTGTGTTAAGTAACTACCACTTTTATACAATTCACCACCCACATATGATTTGTAATGATAATTAGCCTGTTCAGCCACTTGAGTGTAGCTTGGATGGGTTTGTTCTATTTGTTCTAATGTTAACATAATTATATTTTCCTTTTAAGGTAGTACTTTCAACAGTGATCAATTGTTGAGTCTATATTTGTTATTTATCCTTTTAATAATGCCCAAACAACTGAGGACTTCTGTCCAAATGTTCTGGCTTATCTCTTCTTATTGGATTAATCCAATGTACTAAGTATCCCAATGCATCATTCATGTGTGAAAGATCATTTGTTCCATTCTTATCTGGAACTTGTGTTCCTTGTTTATAAGTTTGTCCACTTATACACTTGATTAAGTTCTTACATTTGGGGTCTATGTATAGCTTTACACTACCATCTGTTGCTTTTAGACTAGCGTTTACACTTGCTATTCTATCTTTTACAGGTGGATTAATGTTCTTTACTTTGAGTTGAAATCCACTGTTTCTTAGTATGTGATGATCACTTGTATTTGAACTAGTTTTGCGTGCTTTTCCTGACGCATCTGGATAAACCCATAATCTATTATCTGGATAACGGTTTAACAATTCCTCTGCTAATTCAAATGTATTTGATCCGTGCATACTAATCTCATCTATAACGCTTATTTCATTACCATTAACTCTGGTAATCATTGCAACTAGTGGGCTAACATTAAAGTCCATTCCCACATGTAATATTTCATTCTTCTTAAAGTCTCTGTCTTGTGGCTTTATGTGTGTACTACTATCCCAATTGTAATAGATACTACCAGCAAATGTTTCAAAGCTGGCTTCATATTCTTGTTTGAACTCACGCTCACCTAATTCATTGCGTGCTGCTTCAATCTCTTCTGGTAGTACATTACCACCATCTAATGTTGTGTACTGAAACGCACTCCAATTCTCTTGACTATGTGCACCTTGCCATAGTTCATATATCCAACTACCTTTGCCTTGTGGAGTTGTAATAAACATACCACCACCTTGTCTGTCTGACAGGGCTGGTCTACATACTTCTGTCCACATTTTATGATCAATCATAGCTGCTTCATCCATTACCAAGTAATCCATACTAACACCACGCAAGTTATCTGGGTTATCACCACTGCGTAAGTATATAACACTGCCATTTACTAGTGTTATTTCTAAATTACTTTCATTAATCTTCTTAGCCCAACGGGCTCTTATAAATTTTTCTTTAATGTCATCCCACAGTATTTGTCTACACATTTTATATGTTGGTGCAACATAAAAGATCTTACTATTGGGAAACCTTGCGTGCTTGGCCATCTCATGCATACTAAGCCAACTCTTCCCCCATCTACGCCCTGCTACTACAACCTTGAATCTATTAGGGTCATCACTTACTGTCTTTTGTACATCACTTAGTGGCATTGTTGTTTCCACTGTTAACATACAATCCAAAGAATGCTGCACCGGCTCCAACAATAGTTGAAATAAAGCCTGCTTGTGCATTAGTTGGACTATCTAATCCCATAAACCATTGTGTGCTCTCATAGAAAGCAAACATATAGCAAAGTATTAGCAACCTTGGTATAACACGCCACGCATCAAGTTGTTTGGGGGTTAGTTTCATTTAACCTATTACCGGTAAATGTTGCCACAGTATAAGTGCAATACCTAGTACTACTATTACTGCCCATACCTTTTTATCTTTTAAATATTTTTTCATAATATTTCCCCTTTAACTTGGCTACTTGCCGTATTTCTTTTTAGTCTTTTTCTTTTTCTTTTTATAAGCCATTTTTAATCATCCCTATCACTGTTGATACTACAAGGATAATAAGCACAGCCCAAATCCGTGTATCAATCTTCTCAATTGCTTTAGATTGTTTTGCCATATCAGCTTCCAAGTGTCTCAAGTGGTTATCTTTAATACTTTTGATACTGTGTTTAATATCCACAATATCTTTTGCGTTTTGTTCTGTGACTTCCGCCCACTTGTGATCTTCCTGTTTGCTCATAATAGCTTTACCTTATATTAGTCTGTCCAAGGCAGGATAGTTCCTGCTTCTTCATCTAGTGGACTATCACTTTGACCTAAACACTGTTTACCTAACCATATCTGCATAGTAACATTGTTCTTTTCAATAGCGTTTCTCCACTGTGCTCTACGCAATGTAACCTTTCCCATAGTTTTACCTTGGTTAATTACATCTTTGTAGTTTCTTTGTAATGTATCTGTACTTACACCTAATACATGAGCACACTCTGTAATTGTGCATTGTATTTCTAATAGGCTTTTTAGTACATTTACATCTATTTCTATTTTTGGTCTTCCCTTGGGTTTAGCCTGTTTTCCTTCAGTGTGTTCCTCATTTTTACTCATGGTAGAGCTCCTTAACTGTTATTCTTAAGTTCCGTCTAGGTTAATCCAAGCACCGTTTTGGTAACCTCTAAACTTGTTGGTACTACTATTATAGTACATCATTCCATTTGTTCCACTAGGGTCACTAGCTTGACTGCCTAGTTGTATAGTGTTGTGAAACTCTGTTGGTGGATAAACATGAAATTCATCTTTGGTACCTTCCCACATTACTTCTTCACTGAAACTGTTAATACCATTATCATATGTAAATGCTTGTAGCCAATGTGGACTGGTTCCATCATTGCTTCCACTTTGTCCAACAAATCCACCTGGATAAATGTATTGAGCACTTCCATTAGTGTTACCTGCATCTGAATATATACCATACAGTTGAGTTACACCTCTAGTATCTCTGCCACTTACTGCACCATCAGTGCTCAAGTTACGCTGCAATTCAATACCCACTGTGTTAGCTGATGCAAGAGTTTTACTTTCAAAGGCTGCTATTTCACTATAGTTGTCTGCTACATTTTTAATACCATCAGTGTTTAGTTTTGGATAAATGTGAAATTCATTCTTGGTACCTTCAAACAATGTTTCTTCACTAAATGTACTAATACCATCATCATATGTAAATGCTCTAATCCAGTTTGGACTTGAGCCATCATTGCTTCCACTTTCCATGGTAATACCACCTGGATAGATTTCTGTTGCACTTCCATTGGTGTTACCACTATCACTAAGTACTGTCCATAATAATCCAGCACTGCGTGGTTCTCTGCCACTAACTGCTCCATCACTGGTTAAATCTCTAGCTATTGCTATACCTGTGTTTACTGAGGGTGTTGAGCTGTTTTGATTTTTAAACCAGGCTTTTTCAGTTGGTCCAGTTGTTACATTTGTTATGCCACTTATGGTATTGTTGGCTAGGAAATGTTTTGGGTCAGCGCCAATAATTACTGCATCACTTCCATCACTACTAGTGTAAAGTGTTTTATCTGCAACATCCATAGCAACTTCATATTGTGCTAAACTGCCTGCTGGTGATCCTGTACCTCTGCGTAATTTAATTGTACCCATTAGTTCAAGTCAACCCATGCACCTGCGGCATAGAGCCTTAGCTTGTCTGTGGTTGTATTGTAATATGTCCAACCATTTTCTGGACTACTAGGATCAGCACTTAATTGTGCATGCCCAATTGGAACTTCAAACTTTGCTTTATCAATATCAACTGTTAATGCTAAATCTGTGCTTCTTACACCGTCTCTGGCTTCAACACGGAATTCTTCAGCTTGTACTATCATTGGTTTGAAATCATATCTTGGACTGTTACCGTTGAAGTCATCTTTAACTCTCATTATGTACCCACCATTGGCACCAAAAATATTCTGAGTTATTTTGATTGCACTTTGATCATCATATTCTTTTCTAAAGTCTACATAATAGTCACCAGGATAATTTGTAACACCTGTACGCCCGTGTGTGTTATCTGGGTCAAGTGTAATATTCCATACATAAGCACTAGCAGCTGTATTAAGTTGTCCAACTTGAGAAAACACTTTACCATTACTATCAGTACACATTAATTGTGCTGCGTTCCAACTGCTATTGTCTGTTACCAAACTTAATACTGGTGTTGTTAGATTGCTTGCTGTTCCATCTATAACTGCATTAGTTCCATCCCAAGTAAAGTCAGCTTCACCGTTAAGGTTATCTGCGGTAGCACTACCTGTGATAATGCTGTTGTCTGCATTGTTGTTTATTACAGTTTGTGTTGGAATAGTTGGTTGGTTGGTTAAACTGTTGTAGTCACCATCAAACGCATCTGTTATTCCATATCCACTAATTGTTGTTGGTGTTGAAGTAATTGCACTCCATGCCAGTGTAGTTGTGTTTAATGCACTAAGGTCTACACTATTGCCATTAGAGATGCTGAGGTTTGGATTAGCAAAACTTAGTGTTTGGTTATCAGTCTCACTTGTCAAATAGCCTGCATCATTTGTCCATTGGCTAATGTTACCTGATTTGTTTGTAAATGTATCTGTTGAACTTGGTGTTACAGTTCCTGTTGTAGTACTATAACCTGCGTCATTACTAAATGTACTTACAGGTAATGCATCTACTTGTGTACTTGTATAGTATGGAGTCAATGCGTTGGCTTTTAGATAAGCTTCATCATTTGTCCATTGACTATTGCTTCCTGATTTGTTTGTAAATGTATCTGTTGAACTTGGTGTTACTGTTCCTGTGTTGGTTGTGTAACCTGCGTCATTTGTCCATTGTGAGTTGCTTCCTGATTTGTTTGTTAGTGTATCAGTACTTGATGCAGTAATATATCCTGCACTGTTGGTAACATCTGCACTTGTTAAAGTTCTCTTGTCATATCCACTACCATTACCAATAAACACATTACCAGTAGTTAAGTTTGGAATATCATTTGTACGCCCTGCACCCATCAAGAACATTTGTCCTGTGTTAGCGTGTACTCTGATAATCTTAGCTATTTTTTGTACTGCTTCACTACTGCCTGTTGGGCGTGTGTTTGTTAGTTTTGAATTGTTTACATACAGTTCATCACCTACTGCCCAAGTTTCACCTTCTGTAGTTCCTGTTGTGTCTATGTTCTTTAGATCACCGTATGTACTAATACTACCATTATTGTTGTTGGCAATGTCTGCACTAGCAATACCAAATGCTGGCATCTTGGTTGGATCATCAAAGTCAGCTATCATAACTTCTGGTGTGTTGCCTGAATGTCCACTTATGTAAACAGGTTGTCCTGCCGTAATAGTTTCTCTTGCTTTGGCAGTAAAATGTTGTACTCCAAAGAAGTCTGAAGTAACACTGTTGAAACTAATATCACTTGTTTCATCAATGCTTACGGTTCCAGTTGTAGTAATTGGTCCACCTGTTAAGCCTGTTCCAGTATCTACTCTTTCAACTGTACCTGTTGTACCGCCTGAGCCTGTTACTTGTGCAGGGTTAATGTTTAGGGTTACTAAATCTGGATCATCTATTACTGTTACTTCTAAATTCTCATCATCTGTTGGTAGTGTTGTATATACAGTCATTATGGTGTTACTCCTTGTTTTAGGAATGCGTTGCCTTGTAACAGTCTAGTCTTAACACCAGCATCTGTTGTCATAACAACATCATATACCCATGTTCCTGGGCTCATTGAACCTGTTACTGTATCTGTTAAGTTAATGCTGAATGTACCTGCTGCACCATTCTCAATACTTGTATTAAAGTCTACATGTGAGTCATCATTGAAACTGCTTTTTAATCTTCCGCTGAATGTGTAGTTTGTTATATCTACTATTACACTATCTTCTTTAACCTGAAACGCTCTGCGGAAGTCTGCGTTCTGGTTAATTGTTATGTTGTATGTGGCTGCCATTAGTTTAGTAAACTCCTCAGTATAAATTCTAATCCACTGTATCCCCACTTAATTGCAAGGTATATAACAGCCAGGTTAGATAGGGTTGTTAGGCTCTTTAATAATTTTTCTAATTCTTTATGCATAATTGATTTCCTTGTTGTTGTTTTATTACAAGTTTATTTATCCAAATTCAAACCGTAGAAAAAAGCCCAGACATCAACAAGGAATGCAAACAGTCTGGGCCAGCCAATCAAGGCAGAACCCCCACTGTTTGATTAGCGTTTGTATTTAGCTCTTTTTTGTAATATTTTCTGGCAGAAGGGTAAGTGTACCAATGTTCATTGATCACGCTTGTATAAGCGTATATGAGCGTCTAATCATGGAAAAACCCATGCTATACTGAGATAACATGGGCTTAGTGTGGTTTAATGCTTGCGTTACTGTACTATAGTATCCGGAATCAACTATATTCAATAGCCATACTTGCATTGGTCCTGCAAGTATTTATGCCTTTATGCCTTTTTCCACTTTGTAATTGAAGAGGGTTTTATTCTTCTTCTGGTGTGTCTAGTTCAACATCCACATGTTCTACTACCGGTGTTGGTTCTTCTAGCTTGGTCTTTTTAGGTCTTGGTTTGTTAACTGCTACAACTTGATTAAACAAGTGTGCTAACAGTGTAGTATCATTCCATACTTTGTATTGAGCATAACCCTGTTTTACTGTGTGTGCTTTGGCAATGTCAAGTGTTACAAATGTGTTATCATCTGTTTTCCACTCATTACCTTCTTTGTATTGTACTGTGATCATAGTATTTCTCCTGTATATTATTTATACAAAAAACCCACAGTGCATCTTGTACTACGCTGTGGGCTGAATTTCTCTTGGTAATCTCTATTGAGACATTGTATTTATATTACGCTGTCTCCCTTGCAATTAGCTTTTGTGCTTCTACTACATGCATAGTTACAATTAACTCATAATCTGTGTTTGGTTCAAGCAAATATACTTTATTGAAGTCTTGATTACCTGCGGCAGGGTCAGCATAAGCAACAGCCCAAGGCTTGTCTGGTCCAGATACTGAATAAGCAAATATTTCACCAGTTTCTTTATCTGTTATTGGTAAATAAAATCCATTATCTATTTTACCTGCAATATACCTTGCTACTGTTTCAAATTGTTCTGCATAGTTATTCATTATATTTCTCCTTTGTTTGTGTCATAACATTATTGTTATACTTATAGTATACACTAAGATGTCTTAGTTGTCAACCTTTTTTGTCTGGTTTATCTTTATACCGCTCTGCTTCTATGCGTATTGCTTGTTGCATTTGCTCTGCTGTGGGTTCTTTGTACTGAAACTCTACACCCAAACTCTTGTATACTCCACGCCACATTCTCAGTGTACGCTTACAGCGTGTTAGTATCTCTTCAGCTTGGCGTTCAGCACTCCAAGGATGTTCTTCACTCATTTGCTGAATTTCCGCCCTACTTCTTTGCGTTTTTCTTCAAAGAACATTGCAGTACTTAATAATCTCTCACGCCGTTGATTAATTGTAGGGTGTGTCATACGCCATAAGAATCTTGCATCATCACAACACAGTGTTTTGTATTCACTTAGATTGTATCTTTTCATTATTTTCTGTGTATAATCATACTGTTCTGGTGCAATATTATAGTTGTGCATACATCTTTTGCTATGCTTGATTAACCAATAATGTGCTGGTTTAGTGTGATGATTCTTGCTCCACCATCTATTAAAATTGTTTATTCTTTCTGTGTTCATTGTGTTTCTCCTTTGTTTATGTATGCTTCCTTGTCAAACTCTGCTTTGCAAGGTAAATTGTTTCTTTGTGTTTCAGTTAACTCATTAAAATGTTCCATATCCATTTCATCATAACGCTTATATCCTACTATGCCTCTTATTTTCAAAATGAAAAGGTCTTTTTCCCAAGCCTCTAGACTTGTGTATTCCTTTTTATCTATGCATCTTATTCCTGATTCATAACTGTATATTTCTACTACCATTGTTTGCTCCTATATGTATATTTATGCTCTAATCAGAAAGAGTCATTTGTGTATCATTTGTTGTTAGTAACACCTGTCTTACAGACAGGAAACATCAAAACTCTAAAGAGTTTTTTCTGTTTATTTTCTTTTCTTAAGTGGAACATTAAACATTTATATATTGGTTTATTTGTTATTATATGATTTAACTTATTAGATCTTATCACTCATAGGTAGGCTGTTACAGCCTAGGGTGTGTTTAGAGACTTTATGACATTGGGCTCTTACTGCTTACCGTACACCAGTGATTTTTAAGAATACATTTCTGCCTACATTAGTATTCATATGTCAAGTCTGTGTTAGTATACTATAACACCATAGTCCCTCAAGCAAGTTTCTAAACCAGTGTTTCTCTGGCCTTCAATGCTGTGTTGTCAAAGAGGGTATGTAGGGTTCTGTGGGGGTTGTTTTTATTAGCCAATGTTAGTATTATATATTATTTTTTTTATTTGTCAAGTTTAAACAAACTATCAAAGTTTGTATCAATTGCTTTTTTAATTGGTGCTTTTCTTTTACGCACTCTACGGATAGCATAATCCATTTCAATCTGAGCACTTACACTTCCATCTGTATAAAAAACATCTGCTTGTTTTTTAAGAAAGTCAACATAGTAATTGTTTCTAATAATAAAACTTTCAAGTACATCATTAGTTGGACCAGCTAACCATTTTGCTATTTGATCTAATAGATCATTAAATACCCGTTCACAGTCCATTGGAACAGGATCAAGACCAAACTGTACAGGTTCAACAGGAAATGATTCAGGATACTGTTT